GGCAAAACCTTATTACCAGCTCGATCAGAGGCAATTTGGGCAATTTCACTCAGCAGGTCATACAGCTCTTTCCACTGTTTCTGACCATGAAATGCTGCCTCATCAAGGGCCTGACACATAACTTGTCCCATCACCTGAGCTTCTGTATATGGACACTTGGAACTCCACGACGTTGTTGTTAACATCTTTAAGATAGACTTCATTGCCAAGGGTGCAACAATGCCTCCAAACTCATCGCTATATACAAACTTTCATTTCAAAAAATCAATGAGTTCCTTGGGGCAAAACTCCAGCAGCTCACTCTTCTTGTCTGCAGAGGTCACTACCATACCAAATTCCCTTAGGAAGACTTCTGCCAAGCTTCTCTGATTCAAGTATGGCTCTTTGACATCTATGTTGCCAATGTTGTCATCACCAAATGTTATCAGATCCACCACCTCATGGAAAAGTGGTATATTACCCAGTTTTGGATCAACGCTCATCTTGTCCTTGGAATCATGCAAGTAGTAGTACACATACCGCCACCCAAGTGCCACATTTAGACCATTGACAATCGTGGTTAAAGGGTGCCCAGATGCTGTTGACTTATCAACATTAATGAGAGTTTCATTAATGAGATACAGGGGTGAGCAAATCTCTGTCGCCAGAGTGTCGAACACATCTAACATGAAATCTGGTAAGCTCTCCTTAAGGATCCACTTCACCAAACTTAGACTCTCATAGTTTAGTTCAAAGGGTGTGGTCATGTCAAACTTGGCAAAATCCAGGCATGATATTCGATCAATGCCTCTCTTCGTGATATGTTCCCACAAGTACTGCCAATCTTTCCCAGATGCATCAATACCAAGCGCAGTCTCGAACACTGTAGGCAAGTGTTGTAAGGTGCGCACGAAAGCACTACCAATCATGCGAGTGATCAAGACCATGGAGAATGGTGCACCGGCAAAGATGCGGATTTTACCATCATCCACTTTTTCAACGGGAAGTGCCTCATCCTTCAGATTAGAACGGTACACGAAATTCACACGCTCTCCTAGCACCATAATACTCAGGTCCTTTTCCAAAATGGCCTCCAAGTCGTACTGGTCTTTGTCAAAGACAATTTCAATCTCAAGGTGTATCTCCCCATCTTCTTTGACACACTCCTTCACAAAGCGCTTCGTATTTACACCATACTTCTCATTGATGGCTTCGTCAGTAGCCATCACCAAGTACTTCGCTTTGTTGTAAGGGTGTCCAAGGGACGTGTTAATGTTCACCGAGTCAAACCCAGGAACACCTGGGACACCGTTTAACGCATGGTGAAGAGAAATAGGCTGAGTAGCTTCGATGAACGCTGGTGTTCGCACAATAGGTTCCAATTTTTTCTTGAAATCTTCAACAGCATAACCCATGATGCGTGGTTTCACGTTAGACTTAGATTCACCAATCTTTGTTATGTACATGTTTTGTGCAGCGCTAACAGCTCTTCTAGAAGGCCCGCTATGTGTCTTCACAAACCCTCTCTCCATTAACTGTGGCATAATGCACGACTCTGTGATGCCTGTCTTGAATTTTGGTGCAAAAATGGGCAAACTCCCAATCACATCCACGGAAAGATCTTGAGCAGCATCCAGCCAACCTAGTGGGTGGTGTGCATGCAGGCTTTCGCCATATTCGGCGGGCCCATCCTTGGTTTCACCAACATGTGGTGACTCCTCAGCTATTTTCACCCGATCGACAGTCAGAATTTCACTGAGCATAGCATTGATCTTCTCCTGGGTCAATAGAGTACAAGCTCCTGTAGATCCTTTCCCTGCTGTATGAATTCCAAGGATTACTGGATTATTACCATCCAGTACCACCATAGCACCACACAGCCCAGGGAACGAAGGTGTGTCCTCTGGCATAGTATACACCAGTCGCCGCACCATGCCAAGTTTAGCAACAGGCACTTTCTTGACAGACTTCACCTTGGTATGTATCACATGCTCGGATGGCAGAACCTCTATCACACCATCTTTGATGCCAAACTGCTCTGTTAGTGGCATCCTATAGTATATTTTGATTGGGTCTCCTGGGCGAAGCTCTGTGGCTTCTAGTGCCATGTACCGAACAGTGTTCCACGAATGTCCTGAGGGCACAGTCACCAAAGTGAAATCATCTTCCCTATCAGACGGGTTATTATTCGTTTCATCAATGACAAATGGCAAGAACCGTTTCCCAACAACACGAGGGTCTGTGGTACGCAAAGTACCATTATACATTCCCTCCAAAGGCAAGCAGTGTTGTGGAAAAATCCACACATTACCTTGGATAGGCCATGCGTTGCAAAAGTCAGTTGCCACTTCATCATCATTACGATTCACTCGCCTAATGTCAGCAAAATGCAAATGCTTGTCAATCTTCCCATTGAATTGTGCAACGGACGTACTCACTGACTCCTTTGAGGTGGTTTTAGGCAATCGATATACTTTCTTGTATCTATCGTCCCTGTCAGCGATCGTTTTCGGCGTGCTTGCTGCAAATGTCATTTTCTCAAGCATATTACCTTCCTGGTAGTACTCACTAACCAATCCCCAAGTTCCAAAACCAACAATAAGCGTACCAGCAACTGCCAAGAAATACTTGTATTCAACACACTTCGTTGCAAGCGCACTCGTCATTGATTTGAGCACGTCCTTCATGGGTGTTGGCTTTATGCTCACGATATCAAAC